AGAACAGAATTTCCAACAGAAGATTTTTTACCAGAAAATCCTTTTGTAACTGCATCTAATACTACATTAAAAATTAATTTTCCAAATGGTGATTTACAAGTAAGTGATTTTGTAAGATTTAGAAATGTTAAATCTCCAGTGGGTGGTGTTGCAATATCAACACTACAAATGTCTACAACATTAAATGGAACAATAACAGATACTGCTACTACAATTGATTTAACTGATGGATCACAGTTTCCTACTTCAGGTTTTATTGTAATTGAAAAAGTAAACGCAGTTTCAGGTTTGTTTGAAAACGAAGTAATAGAATACACAGGACGATCAACACATCAATTAACAGGATGTACTCGAGGTACAAGTGCTCCTTACAGGGGAGTTAGTCCTGTTAATACAACAGCCAGTTCTCATTCTAGTGCAGCAAAAGTTTTTGGTTGTTATAAAGTTGTTTCTTTAAATGAAACATCTGTTCCAAGCACAGGTCAACCAGCTACAACCACACGATTTGATGGTATAAATGTTACGTTAACTAACACTGCATCGGGTACAGAAACAGGAGGTGGTTTCCAGTGTACAATTGGACCCATAAATGATAGAGGTTAGTTATGTCAGGAATTTCAAAATATACATACACAACATTAAAACAAGCAATCTTAGACTACACTGAAGTAGACGATACTGTTTTTACAACAACTGTTTTAGATGGTTTTATTATGTCTGCAGAAATGAGAATTAATCAAGAACTTCCAACAGACGCAGACAGATTTGTTCAAGAAGGTACTTTAGTTGCAGATGACAACACTATCAATGCACCTGCAGGAACTTTGTTTATAAGAGGTATCGAAGTTTTTGATTCAACTTCAGTTACTACAGGAAAAGGAACTTGGTTAGAAAAAAAAGATCAAACGTATTTATCAGAATACACCGACAGATTAACAGGCACAGAAGGAGATCGAACAGCACAAGATGTTACAGGACTCCCTAAATACTATGCCATGTTTGGTGGAGCAACAAGCAATACTACAACTACTTCTGGAGGTATGTATTTAGCGCCTACTCCAGATGCAAATTACATGTTTAGAGTATATTATAATAAATATCCTACAGGGTTGGGTTCAGGAGCAGACGGCTCGGCAGAGACTTATTTAAGCACTTATTTTCCACAAGGTCTTTTATATGCTTGTTTAGTAGAAGCGTTTGGATATTTAAAAGGTCCAACAGATATGTTGACATATTATGAAAATAGATATAAAAATGCAGTACAACAGTTTGCAGGAATGCAGCTTGGAAGACGAAGACGAGATGATTACACTGACGGAACTGTCAGAATACAAGTCAAGTCCCCGTCTCCCTAAATTGAGGAGAAAAAATTATGGCAATAACATCGGCAATATGTAACAGTTTTAAAAACGAAGTTTTAACTGCAACACATAACTTTACGGCATCAACTGGAAACAGTTTTAAAATTGCACTTTACACAAGTTCAGCGACTTTAAGTGCATCGACTACAGCTTACAGTGCAACAAATGAAATTACTAATGCTTCTGGATCTGCATACACAGCAGGTGGAAAAGCATTAACAAATATTACTCCATCGTTAGACGGATCGACAGCGTGTGTTGATTTTGATGACGTTAGTTTTACGTCAGCTTCATTTACAGCTAACGGATGTTTGATTTATAATGATACTGCAACAGGTGATCCTGCAGTTTGTGCAGTAGCTTTTGGTGGAGACAAAACAGTTTCAAGCGGAACTTTTACAATTCAGTTCCCAGCTAAAGCAGCGACAACAGCTATAGTTAGAATAGCATAAGGAGAAAATCCTTATGTCGGTCACCCGAACATTTACAGTAACGGTTGTTAGCACCGGCGGTGGAAATAAATATTTTATTGATGGCGTACAACAAGCTACAATAAATATTGCAGAAAACGGAACTTACAAATTTGATCAATCAGACAGTTCAAACAGTAGTCACCCATTAAGATTTGCAACTTCTGAAGATGCCGGTGGAGGAAGTCAATACACAACCGGTGTAACTGCAAATGGAACCCCTGGACAAGCAGGAGCTTATACTCAAATTGTAGTAGCTGAAAGCGCACCAAATCTTTATTATTATTGTACTAATCACTCAGGAATGGGTGGTCAAGCAAACACCGTTGATGACAATACTTGGGGAATGTGGGCATGGAGCACTAATGAATGGGGCGATCAAGGTCCTATAGATTTTACTCCAACTGGAGTATCGGCTACATCAAGTGTTGGAACTGTTGAAGCTTCTCAAATTATAACTGTCTCACTAACTGCACCATCAAACACCACATCTTCAGTAGGTTCTCTAACTGTTGCTGTATTAAAAGAAGTTGCTTTAACTGCACCTAGTTCAGCAACAACAAGTGTTGGGTCTATTAAAGCAGCTAATTTTGAAGGTTGGGGAAGACAAACATGGGGCAACTCTGCTTGGGGAGCAGAATATGCTGTTGATCTTACATTAACACAACCATCTGGTTTAACTTCAAGTGTTGGTAGTGTTCTCGCAAGAGAATTAAAAGATGTTCCATTAACTGCACCATCTAATCAAGGTGCGACTGCATTAGGATCTATAACAACTACTCAACTTTCAATTGCAGCTTTAACAGCTCCAAGTCAAATGACTTCTCAACTTGGAGATTTTGATAATGCTGGTACATTAGTTGGTTGGGGTAGAAATGGTTGGGGTGAAGAACCTTATGGAGATTCATTTAATAAATTAGTTCAACCTGCTGGACTTTCAGCAACATCAAGTGTTGGTTCTTTAGTCGTTGCAGACGTTGTAGGAATAACTGCACCTAGTGCAGCGACCGCAAGTGTTGGGGCTATTTCTCCTGCGGACGTTGTGGGAATAACAGCACCGTCTGCTGCAACAACAAGTATTGGAGGATTACAGGCCGGTATCGGTGTCTTAGTAACAGCGCCTTCTGCTGCAACATCAAGTGTTGGATCTATCTCACCTGCAGATGTTGTAGGATTAACAGGGGTTGAAGCGACAGCAAGTGTTGGAAGCGTAGACTTAACCGAAACACAATTAATTAGAATAGGGTTTGATGGTGTAACAACACCAGCTATTTTAAATTCTTCAGTTGGTTCAATATTACTTGAAATTGGTGTACCTTTAACGGGAGTATTATCTACAGCAAGTGTCGGATCTCTTACTCCAGAAGATGTTGTAGGATTAACAGGGGTTGAAGCAACTACAGAAATAGGTACAACAGGCTTTGGGACATTGGCATACAAAGATATTGACATAACAGGGAATACGTCTTATACAGACGTAACACACGTAGCTTAGGGGAAAAAAATTATGGCATCAACATACACAGATCTAGGTATAGAATTAATGGCAACCGGTGAAAATGCCGGTACTTGGGGAACAAAAACAAACGCAAATTTAAACCTTATAGAGCAACTTACAGGTGGTCACTTATCAATATCGATTGCAGGTGGTGCACAAACTACAAATTTAGATATAGATGACGGTGCTTTAACAGGTACTGCTCAACAAAGAGTTTTAGAATTAACAGGAACAATTACAGGAAATCAAATTGTAACAGTTCCTTTACTTACAGAAAATTTTTATTTTATAAAAAACGGCACATCAGGTGCTCACACAGTTCAAATAAAAGCAGCCTCAGGTTCAGGAGCTACAGTTACTTATACAGCAACTGATAAAGGTTGGAAAATTATTTATGTTGATGGTGTTGCAACAAATACTGGTGTTTATCAACTTAACGATAATTTATCCGGGTTAGTTGTTGGAACTGATGTCCAAGCTTACGACGCGGGACTTGCTGCAATAGCAGGTTTAGCAGTTACTGATGGCAATATAATTGTTGGTAACGGTTCAACATTTGTTGCTGAAAATGGCGCTACTGCAAGAACTTCTCTTGGTGTAGCTATTGGAAGTGACGTACAAGCATACGATGCACAGTTAGCAGATGTTGCAGGTTTAGCTGTAACTAACGGAGGTTTTATTGTTGGTGATGGTTCTAATTTTGTTTTAGAAACTGGCGCTACTGCAAGAACTTCTATAGGATTAGGAACAGCAGACAACGTAGAATTTGAGGACACACAGGTAGATTCTTTTGGAGTAGGAACTGCAGCTTCAGGAACAACTGGAGAAATAAGAGCGACTAATGACGTAACTGCTTTTTATTCTTCGGACGTATCACTTAAAGAAAATATTACCAACATACCAGATCCATTGGAGGCTGTTAAAAAATTAAACGGAGTTTTATTTGATTGGAAAAAAGAATACATGGATAAAAGAGGTGGCGAAGATGGTTACTTTGTTAGAAAAAAAGACGTAGGTGTCATAGCTCAAGAAGTAGAAAAAGTTTTACCAGAAGCTGTTGCACAAAGACCAGACGGTATTAAAGCTGTTAAATATGACAGACTAACTTGTCTATTAATTGAAGCAGTTAAAAAACTACAAGACAAGGTAGACAGTTTATCAAATAAGGAGAATTAAGTCGTGGCAGTTCCTACTACTAACGTCGGATTGTCAGATGTCCAAACTGAGTTTGGAGGCACTAATCCAATTCAAATATCAGAATATTATGCTGGAGGTGGTTTAGTT